AATCGCTGGTGAACCTGGCCAGCGCCGTGTTCGCCCTGCTCATGGTGAAGATCGCGCTGCGGCCGGCCGACGAGGACCACCCCTACGGGCACCACAAGGCGGAGTACTTCTCGTCCGGGTTCGAGGGACTGGCGATCATCGTCGCCGCCATGGCCATCGCCTGGGCCGCGGTGCAGCGGCTGCTGGAGCCGCAACCGCTGCAGCTGCTTGGCTGGGGCCTCGCGCTGTCGGTGGTCAGCTCGGCGTTCAACGGCGCGCTCGCGTGGGCGATGCTGCAGTCGGGGCGGCATCACCGCTCCATCGCGCTGGAAGGCGACGCCCGGCACCTGCTCACCGACGTCTGGACATCGGCGGGCGTCGTCCTCGGCGTGGGGCTGGTGGTGTTCACCGGCTGGAACTGGCTCGACCCGGCGGTGGCCATCGCCGTGGCGCTGAACATCCTGCGCGAAGGCGCTTCGCTGATGTGGAAGTCCTCGCAGGGGCTGATGGACAACGCGCTCGAGCCGGAAGTGATGGCCGAGATCGAGAAGACGCTGCACGAATTCCAGCACCACACCATCCGCTTCGACCACATCTCCAGCCGCCGCTCCGGCCAGCGCCGCTTCGTCGACCTGCACATGCACATGCCGGCGAGCTGGACGCTCGGGCGCGCGGCGGCGGTGCGGGCCGCCGTCGAACAGGCGCTCATGAGCGCGGTGCCCGGCCTGCGCGCCACGATCCAGCTGCTGCCCAGCGACGTGGAAGCGCACGCCCAGGACGAGGACGACCTGCTGTGATCAGCGTCGTCCAGCGGGTGAGCGAGGCCCGGGTGCTCGTGGACGGCGCGACCGTCGGCGCGATCGGCGCCGGGCTGCTGGTGCTGGTGTGCGCCGAGCGCGGCGACAGCCAGGCGCAGGCGGACAAGCTGCTGGCCAAGCTCCTGAAGCTGCGCATCTTCGGCGACGAGAACGGCAAGATGAACCGCAGCGTGCAGGACGTGGGCGGCGGCCTGCTGCTGGTGAGCCAGTTCACGCTCGCGGCCGACACGTCGGGCGGCAACCGGCCCAGTTTCACGAATGCGGCGGCGCCGGACGAGGGACGGCGCCTGTACGACTACTTCGTCGCCCAGGCCCGTGCGGCGCACCCGGTGGTGCAGACCGGCGAGTTCGCGGCGCACATGCAGGTGCACCTGGTGAACGATGGACCGGTGACGATTCCCTTGCGCGTGGGCTGAAAGCGGGAGCGGACAGCCTCGTGGCGGGCGGCGGTTTCCGGGGGTTCGGGGAAGAGCGATGTCTGGGGATTCACGCTTGCGCCGCTTCCCCCTGCTGATGGCTGTTGAGATATCCGAAGAGGGAACGGCGCGATAAATCGGGATTTTCTGGGCTGGCGCGGTCCGTATCGGGATGGAATGTAGCAAAGCCGTTGCAGTCCGTGAAAATGGTGCCGGCGGCGCTGTCCAGGGGGTCTACCGGCCGAAGGCACCGCGCGAGTGCCCGATGTGCCAGCCCCCACAGAACCGGCAGGCGTAGGCGTTCATCGGCCCCTGGTACCCCTCGTTCCGGTTGAGGGCGCTCAACGCCGACCAGGCCGACGCCGCGTCGGCGTGCCGGATCTTGCCCTTGCAGGCCTTGCGCCGGATTCGCCGCTTGCTGCTCACGTCAAGCCGGTGGCTGGCCGGCTCGAGCCAGCCGGTTCCGCAGGAGGTAGCCCTCCAGTTCCCAGGCCTTCTCGCGGGCCTTCTTCAGGGCGTCGGCGGTGGCCATGTCTACACCGACCTCGGCGTTGAACATCGCCGGCGAGACGCACGCGGAGTGTCCGATGCCCAGCACGAAGCCGTCTGGCAGTGCGGCGATCGCCACGGTGCTGGTGGTGCCGGGGAAGCGGTGCGTGGAGACGACGACGGCTTCCATCATCGAGTCGATCTGCTCGGATCGCACCCTCGCCGCGGGGCCGCTGGCGTCACCGGCCGCCACCGCGGCGGCCGGCTGCGGCTCGTCCGCGGTGAGCAGCACGCCGGGGATCACCTCCACGGTGGGGACCGCGTAGGAGCCGGACGGCTTGAGGTCGCCCTCAGCGACGAACGGCACTGAGGTCTTGCTCTGTGGCATGCCGCTGCGGTCGAACACCGCCAGGTTGACGCACTGCGGCGCCCAGACGTGGCAGACGATCGCCGCCAGCGGCTTGCCGCCGCCGCTGTAGACCGGATCGCCGGCCGCAGGGTGGTAGAGGGCCGGCTGGCCGACGAAAGGAAGGTTCGGTTCGAGTTCCAAGGTGAGACTCCTCTGGCGCGGGCGAAGGCCGGCCCGCCTTCGGCATCAGTTCGCGGCGTCCTCCAGCCAGGTCGACAGGATGTCGAGCACGGCAGCCTCGTCTTCCGGGCTCAGCGTGCCGGCATCCGGGTCCGCCATCAGCAGGCCGCGGCGCGGCATGTGTTCCGTTCCCCACTCGTGGTACACGGCGTAGGCGTCGCCCGCCTTGCCGGCTACGGCACCGAAGCCGACCCGCACGCTGTTGCGGTCGGCGTCGTGGGTCAGGCTGCGCACCATGTCGCCGTAGCGTTCCAGGATGCGTCCATACCCGTCGGCGGGATAGTTCTCGCGGGTTGACTCGGCCCAGGGCGCCCATCGGTGGCCGAGCGGGTCGGTCTGCGTCTCGAAACGGCCGCTGACGCGGCTTTCCAGCTCTTGTCCGATGCTGTCCATGACCGGTTGCAGGTTTCCCAGGCGGCGGGCGATCCGGGCCAGGGAGTCGGTGACCGGCTTGGAGCTGACCTCGACGCTGAGATCGATCATCGCGACCCCTTTCCAGGCTCCAGGCCGGCCTCTCGCGCGGCGCGGGCCAAGTCGGGCGATGCCTTGGACAGCTTCTCGCTCACGGTGCCTTGCAGGGCGGCAGCTCGCGCGCTGGCGGCGCCGACGTTGTAGCCGAACCCAGGGTCGATACCGACCGGCACCAGCTTGATCTCGCCGGTGCGCCGGTCGATCCACTCGCGCATTTCGACCGGCGGCGCCGCCTTGCGCATCGCCGCGCCGCCCGGGGTGGTTCCGCGCTCGTAATCGCGCCGGCTCACCGCCACCACTCGGCAGCGGCAGCGCCAGCCGTTGGGCGGGTAGTGGGTGCGCCAGAACGCATCGTCCAGAGGCAGCGTCACGCCGTCCCAGGCCCGATGCGCGGGCCGCACCTTGTCATCGCGCAGCGTGATGTAGCGCGCGTAGGGATGGGTCCTGCGGTTGCGCTCCATCCGCTCCCACAGCCCGGCGCTGTACGCCATGCGGGTGTTGGTGTCGTAGATCAGCTTGAGGCGAGCCGGATCGAACTTCGTGGTTACGTCCTCGCCGGTGACCGGGTCCGGTACGGTCTTTCGCCCCCACCAGCCGGCGCGCACCAGCATGGTCTTGACGTCGCGCAGGAAATCGCGCCGCGACAGGTCGCCGTTGACCGAACCGGCGATCTGGTCGCGCAACGCCTGCAGCAGATCGAGCCGGGCCAGGCGGCTGACGGTGAACTGCTGCGCGTGCTCGTCCTGCCAGAGGTCCTGCCAGGCGAACGTCCTGGTGAGCTGGCCGCGCCGCGACAGGTACGCCGCCGCCTCGGTGGGCGTGAGCGTGCGCAATCTCGCGAATTCCTGGGCTTCGGTGGCCATCAGGTGTTTTCCAGGCCGGCGTTGGCACCCAAGCGCGCGGCAAACGCGGTGCGCGCCAGGTCTTCCTGCAGCGGCCCGACGTCCAGCTCGGCCAGCAGCTGCGGCAGGCGATCGAGCAGCTGCTGCGCGGTCTCGCCCTTGGCCGCCGCGTCATTGAGCAGGGCCTGCAGTTGCGCGGCGATGGGCGACATCAGCGGCTCCCAGTCACCCAGCGCTTCGTCCACCAGGTGATCGATGGCGTCACGCGGCTCCATCTCCGCAAAATCGGCCGATGCGGCGGGCTGTTGTTCACCACCGCCGTTCCCGTTGTTCACAACGCGAGCTGGCGCGGCCGGCGTTGCCTTTTTCTCCCAGCCGTCGCCGTATTTCGCGCGCACCTGGTCCAGGCTCAGCTGGAACCCCATGTCGGAGACGATCTTGTCCGTCTCGGCCATGGCCTTGAGGTCTTCCTCCTGCTTGACCTGGCGGTACACCAGGCAGGGCGCCAGGCCATTGAGCTCGCAGATCCACGCCAGCAGCGTCGCGTTGAGCGTTTCCGACAGCAGGTCGCTGTCCGCCTGCGTCAGGTCCTCGCGCACGTCCTGCCGTTCCTGACTGGCCGCGGCCAGCGCGCCGCCGCTGCCGGAACGCGCCTCCTGCCCGGTCAGCACGGCCGCGATCCAGTCGTCCATGTACTCGCACAGGGCCTGCTGCGTCGTGACGTTGCCCGACAGCTTGCTCTCCAGCAGTGCAATCTCCATGCCTTCGGGCGTCATCAGGTAGCCGTCGTTGCTCATGGCCCGCAACGCGTCGGCCAGCGTGCTCTTTTCCTTGGGACCGGAGCCGCGGGGGTACTTGCCGTGCGGCGTGGGCGAGCCGAAGCGGTCGCACAGCTTGTTCCAAGCCACCACGCCCTTGCGCTTGAAGAACACCGGCCAATACAACTGCAGGCCCAGGCCGGTGCCGTACGGGTTGTCATCCTCGGGGTTGACGCGGTGGACGATGAACTTGCGCTCCGGGACCGGCTCGCCGGTCAGCATGTTCGAGCGCGTGAGCAGGTGCAGCGCGGGCGTGGTGTCCTGGTCGGCCTGGACGTACTTGAACCGCCGCTGCGCGCGCTTGACCACCCGTGCCGGCACCACCAGGTTGTCGCGCACCGTCCAGACGATCTCGGCCACCACGAACCCGGTGATCAGCGCGTCCAGCAGCTCCGAACAGAGCTTGTCGAAGCTGAAGCTCTTGAGGATGGCCGTGACGGTCTCGGCATCCCGGGTGCCGGCTTCCGACTTTTCGCGCGGCTCGACCTGCCAGGCCTTGCCGACCAGCGCCAGCTGACGCTTTTGCAGGCCGTCGAACACCTTGCCGTCGCGCTTGAGGTCGCGGTAGATCGCCGCGCCGGCGTTGCCGCGCTCCAGCAGCAGCGGGTCGTTCGTCTGGATGACCCCCATGTAGGTGGTCTCGAACGGATCGCGCAGCCGATTGGCGAACTCCGTGTTCAGCTCGGGCGCCGGCGGCCGGCCAGCCTTCGGGGTGGTGCTTTTAGCCATGGATGAAGTCCGAAATGTCGCGGGCGCTTTCGCGCGGGCCGCCGCTCATGAACTCGATCGGCGCGGAAGGCATCGACGCGGCGTGCTTCGCCAGCGCCAGCGCCCAGAAGTGGTCGGCGTGGCCGTCCGGCGTGCGCTCGGCGGTGAAGCGGATGTTCCCGGCCGGCGTCACCACCTTGGTCACCTGGCGCAGGTCGGCCCGCACCTTGGGGTCGTAGGGGATGCGCAACGCCCGGTCCTCGAAATCGCCCCGCAGCGGATAGGCCAGCGCCTCTTTCACCGGCCCGGTGAACGTCACGCCTTCGACGCGGCCTTCGCCGAACTGGTCCTGGGCGTCATCCACCCAGCCGATGCCCAGGCCGGTCATGTCCCAGCAGCTGCGGTCGCAGCGCTCGATCCAGGGCCAGATGATTTTTTCCTGGTCGCTCTTGCGCATGTTCTGCATGCGCTCGACGTGCCGCGTGTACAGCACGTCGCCCAGCTGCTCGAGCACCCACAGCACCGTCAGGTCCTTCTTGCGGCCGATGTCCACGCCGGCGAACAGGCGCCCGCCCTCGATCCGCTGCCAGTCGGTGCCGGCGCTGTATTCGGCCGAGGTGATCAGCGAGTACTCCAGGAAGGCGACATCGTCGTCGGCCGGGTTGCACATGTACTCCTGCTGGAAGCTCTCTTCGTCTGCCGCGCCCTTGCGCACGAACTCGAAGTAGCCGGCCTCGTCCATCGCCTGGCGCTCGTCGTCGGCCGGCAGCATCTGCTGCAGTTTGAAGAGGAACCCCTGGTCCAGCGCGTCCTGCAGCGTCACCCGGTGCAGGCTGATCCCCTTCGGGTTGCCGTGCTCGCGCGCCTCGCGAATGAGGTGGTTGAAGAAGTTGTGCGAGCCGCGGTGCGTGGAGATCAGCTCCATGCTGCCGCCCCACGTGATGCCCGGGTAGGCGATCGCCCACAGCTTGCGCGGGTCGGGGTGCAGCGCGAACTCGTCCAGGATCCGTCCGCCGCGCTTGCCGGCCTGCGCGTCCGGGTTGCTCGACATGCTGTGGATGCGCTTGCCGCTGGCGAACTGCAGCACGTAGGCCGTCAGCTTGTCCTTGGCGTCGATCACCACCTCGCCCAGGTCCTTGGCGGCCAGGTGCATGATGCCCGACCACATCTTGCAGTCTTCGATGAACAGGCGCGCCTGCAGATCGTCGCGGCTGCTCACCCACTGGTCGTTGCGCGCCCCCTGCGCCGCGGTGCGCTCGTCGGCCGCGTAGGCCGTGGCCCAGCTGATGCCGATCTGCCGCGACTTCTCCATCAGCTTCAGCCGGCTGGTGTCCTTGATCCATTGCGACTGAAACGGCAGGAAGATGCCGTCCGGGTTCGCGGGGATGACCTTGGCGTTGCCCTTGCGCGGCATCACAGCTCCCAACGCGGCATGGCATCGCCGAGGCGCCGCGCTCCGCGCGCCGCCCACTCGGCGCACCATTCAAACGAATAGGCAGCCACTGTGATGGGCCAGCACGCCACAACAAGGGGCAGCATTGCGACGTTGCGCACAAGTTTGCGCCGCCGGCGGGCGCCGGCACTGCCTCGAAGGCGATCGATGCGTCTCTTCAGCTTCTGTCCGTAGCGTTCGAGCGCGCCCATCACGTGATCCCCAGCGCTTCGCGAATTTGCCGCTTCGTGTCCTCGGTCACGCCGCCCTTGTTGCCCATGGCGTCGAGCTTGGCGCGCTGCTCTTCAAGCAGCTTGCGGCGGGTGGTTTCCTCCACCTCGGCCTGAAACTTCTTCAGGTTCACGCTGCTGCGCGTGAGCGTGGCGATGTTCTTCGCAGCCGCACTGAGCATGCCCACGCGCTCGCCGGGATCGAGGTCGGGATCGTCGGCCTCCTGCAGCGACAGGATGGCTTCGAACAGCTCGGTCTGCACCAGCGCTGTCAGCGCCTCGCTGCGCGCGTCCTGGTTGTCCCCGGCGTGCTGCTGGATCAGGCGCGCCGCCTCGGTGCTGGCCTTGATGGCCGACAGGCGGCGCTCCAGCTTCAACCCGTAGCGGCCGATCGCGCTGCGGCTGGGCAGATCGCCAGCATGCGCTTCCGCAGGAAAGCGCTCGCGCAGGTCGGCGATCAGCTCATCGAGCGTTTGCCCGCCGGTGGCGAGCATGGCCTCGATGTAGGCCTTGATCTCCAGCGGCAGGCGCGTGATGGTGCTCTTGCGGCCCATCGCCTCACCAGTACTTTTGCGGCCGTGCGATGCCCGGGTCGCAGTCCACCGTGTATTCGGCGACGTCGGTTCCGAAGCGCGTGAGGTCCGCATGCCAGCGGCCGCTGGGCTGCTTGTCCAGCGTCACCAGTTCGCGATCGGCCAGGTAGTCCAGTTCGCGTCGCAGCTCCAGCGCAGTCGCGTCGGGGTACTCGCTCTGCGCCACCGACAGGATCGGCCCTTCGAACGAGCCGAGCGGCCGCGCGTTGTTCAGCGTCAGCAGAATCAGCCAGCGCAGCGACTCGCGCCGCACCTTGGCCACGTCGAAATGCATGTTCATGACGTTGCTCCGTGGATCATTCCGCGCAGCTGCGCGTTCTCCAGCTTGGTCGCCAGGCCGTCGAGCTTGGCCTCGATCACGCTCTGGCCGCGGATGTAGTCCTCGCGCCGCACGTAGTGCACCGGCAGCTCGGCCTGGAACCGCAGGAACTCGCGCTCCACCCGCTGCCATTGGCTGGCCTCCTCGCGGCTGGCCACCTCGATCGCGTCCAGGCGGTCCGTCAGCGCCTTGTGCAGCGTGGCTTGGTGCCGCTGGCTCTGGCCCAGCATGATCTTGGCGGCGCCCGCCGCCGCGCCGAAGAACGCCAGCAGCAGCGCCACGAGCCAGATGAAATCAATCTGCAGGATCACTGCTGCCCTCCGTCGATCCAGTCCAACAGGTCGACCAGCCGGCCCGCGCACAGGCCGTACAGGTCATAGAGTTCCTTGAGCGCCGCAGCCACCGGGTCAACCTCACCGGTCAGGGGCGGCGCTGCTGCTGGCGCCGGGCAACGCACCGCGTACTCCGCCGGCAGCGGCCTGGGCGGCGCGCTCACGGGCGTCGGCGAGCTGGCGCATGACGCCAGCAGGAAACACGCAGCCATCGCGGCTGGCAGCAGTAGCGGTGAGCGCATCCCTGATCTCCTGAGTGCTTTGCGCGTCTTGCGCGGCCCGGCGGGCGACGGCCGTGCGCATCGCCTTGCTGGCGGCGGCGGCCTGACGGATCAACCCCTTGTGCGACTCGATCAGTGCGCCCAGATCTTTCACCGCCCGGCCGTCGCGCCGCGCCGACTCGGCCAACACGCCCTGGTCGTGGCCGTACCAGTAGCCGCCCACCGTTCCGGCCAGGCAGGCCGTCAAGGCGGCCAGTGCCAGCATCGCGCGGCTCATACCGTGCGGCCCCAGGCCGCATAGCGCGGCTGCAGCAGCACCAGGATGCGGTGCGGGTAGTCCAGGTTCTCGCGGCAATGGGCGCGCGCGCGCTTGGCGGTGCCGCAGGCGGCATCCACATCCTGGCGGCTGGCGCCTGCAGCCTTGCGCGCCTCCGCCTGCCAGTGCCCGAGTCCGCCGTTGTAGGCCCGCAGCGCCACCCAGAACCGGTCACGCTCGGCGTAGGCCAGGGGTGTGCGATCGAACAGCCACAGGTCGTAGGTCACCAGCGCGCGCAAGGCCCAGCCCGGGCTGAACGGCTGGTTGCTGCGCAACTGCGGATCGATGTCCCCGATCCAGCGGCTGGTGGCCGGCATGAATTGCGCCAGGCCGACCGCGCCCACGCGCGACACCGCCTGCGCGTTCCAGCCCGATTCCTGGTGCACCTGCGCCGCGAACGCGGGCACCGGCGCATCCAGGCCCCACACGGCGCGCGCCGTGCGCGTGAGGTCGGCGCGATAGGCCAGCGCCGCGCGTGGAACCGGCCCTGCCTGCGGCGCAGCCGCCGGCGTCGGCTGCGGCCTTGGGTCCGCCGTCACCCCGGCTGCGGCTGCGGCCGGCGGTTCGGCCTGCTGCTTGCAGCCAGGCAGCGCGAAGGCCAGCCCGAGGCAAAGCACCACGGACGCGACCGCGAGCACCAAGTCCTGCAGCGCGCGCCTGAGCATCACAGCCCCAGCGCCACGCCCACCACCACCGCGGCGATCACGATCGCGCGGCGCAGCATCGCGTGGCAGAACACCTGCAGGTAGGCCGGCACCACCGGGAAGTCGGCATCACCTGTCGGCGCAGTCGTGCCGTGGCGCCAGTCGCGCACCAGGTAGCCGTCAGGACGCGCGTAGGGAAAGAGCGCGCGGTCCAGCCAGTAGCCCAGCACGGCCGCCAGCGCGATCAGTGCTGCCTTGTACGCCACCACCGGCAGCTGCACCGGCGAGATCGCAGCGATCAGCGCCAGCAGCACGAGGGCCGCAGCCAGCCAGAGGGAGTTGCGCGGAGCGCGCAGCCAGATCGGGATCGAATCGTTGAGCTTCATGCACGGCAGAGTGCCGCGCGCGCGCGATGCTGGCTAATTGGAGCGGTTCAATTCATCACGAATGGGGCACGCTACACGAAATCAGCGAGCAGGCGGCGCGGCAGTGGCTGCCGCGGGACATGCTCGGGGTGGCCGTCGGCTGTGGCCTGCTCGCGCTCGCACATCATCGTGAGGGTCTTCAGCGGCGGCGGCGACTTCAGGCATAGGCGCGCGTAGTCCGCGGCCCATCGCGCGGTTGTTCCAGCCGAGAGTTCGCCCGCCGGCACCAGTTCTATGGCGGCGATCAACGCGGCCGCCTGTTCGGCAAGTTCCTTGTGCAGCTGCTTGCGGTCGCCGTAGCCGAAGACCAGCGCCAGCAGTCCGAGAGCGGAGATCGCCGAGGCAACATAGGGCAGTAGGTTCTGCAGCTCGCGGCCAAGCAGCGAAGCGCCCAGCAGCACTGTGGCGGCCTTCGTGGTCTTGTCGACCAGGTCAAAGAACCGCTGGCGCCGGCGCTGATAGCGCAGTTGCACCCAGGCCTTGTGCAGCACGCCGCAGCGCTGCGCCCACAGCGAGTCTTCGACGGGTTCGGTCGACATGCGGCGTATTGTGGCACCCGAGCCACAAGCGCGGCTACTTTGGCTTGGGCGGTGGCGGTGGCGGTGGGGAGAAATAGACTGTGTTGTCCGAGCGTTCACTGAACTCGCGGTGGCCTGCATCCGGCCGCGGCGCGGGTGGCGGCGGTGGTGGCGGCGGCGGAGGAGGTGGCGGCGGTGGTGGTGGTGGTGGCGCCTTGGGGTTCGTCATTTCACGTTCTCCTCTTCAGAGTTCTGGGCCGGTCATGCGCAGTTACGCGCCTGCCGCCGGACAACTGCTCCTACCGCTCTTGTAGCTCTCCATGTGTCTGGCCGAGGCCTCGAAGTCGGCCTTCGACAGCTGCTGGCCGATGTTCAGCTCGTTCCTCATGAACGTGAGGAACCCGTCGACGGTCGCAGTCATGGCCTGGACCAGGTCGGCCTTGCCTTGATCCAGGCACGGCGGCACCGTGAGTTGCTCGGCCTCACGCTTGATCGCCTGCAGCGCCGCGACCTGCGGCCCCAGCGCAATGCGACTCGTCGTGCCGGCCACCTTGACCGCGTCGACCCAGCGCGCCACCAGCGCGTCTATCGCCGTCAGCGATGAAGTGAGCGCGTCGCGTTGCTGCTTTTCCTTGGCAATCCGGGCCTCGAGCTCCTTGCGCTCCGCCTGAGCCCTCGTCTCGTTCTCCTGCTGAATGCGCTGTGCCTCCACCTGCTGAGCCTGCGCCCGCTTTTCGTTCTGGCCCTGGCGGTACTTCCACGCACCACCGACAGCCAAAGCGGCGCCGAGCAGCACCACCCATAGGACGCGGCCGCGCTGGCGGAGCCCGATCGCTCTCATGATCTCGTCCTTACGTGCAACAGATACGGCCCGACGATCAGCGTGAACAGCAAGATCATGACGCTGACGTAGCTCAGAAAGAACAAGGCGGTGTAGCTGACCGGGCCGACCAGCTGGCGCGAGCCTTCGTCCATGATGTACGCCCAGGGCGACACCAGCGAGAGCCACACCGCCAGCAGCGTGGCGAGGGCCGCGTCGACGCCTTTCGGTTCGCGCGGCGTCTTCGCTAGCGATGGTGGGTGGATGTTCAGCACGGCGATCTGCGTCGCGTTGTCCCCGTGGTTGATTTGCGTGATCCGTTCAGCGTTCATTCCTTGTTCTTGTCGCCATTGAATCGGCCCTGCAACGGAGGCGGCCGCTACCTCTTGCGCCGGGGCGGCGCTCCTACTTGGCCGACCTGCACGGAGCCGTGGCCATGGTTGGTTTGGACGATGCCGGACACGGTGCCGCCGTGCCCCACCTGGACGTTGCCGCTGCCGCGCTGCGACAGGTTGCCCGAGGCCGCGCGCGCCGCTGCGCCACCTTGCAGGGCGCCGATGGCGGCGGCCTTGACTGCCAGCGGCGCGGCGCGAAACAGCGACAGCAACTCCTGCTCGTCCACGTTTAGCGCGGGAGCGAATCCGTCGCCGGTGAGCACCCAGGCGGGGTCTGCATCGTAATGACCCCATAGCCCAAGCAAAGCACGGGTGTCTGGCAACCGTTCACCACGTTCCCAAGTGCCAACGGTCTTTCGGTCGACAGCAAGAGTAGCGGCGAAGTCCGCCTGGGACAGATTGCCGCGCAAGCGCTCGATGCGCTGCCCGATAGCTACCAAGTCGACCTGCCTGGAAGGCACAACGATATCCCTTGACGATGGGAGATTGATCTCCCATAATGCACCCCATACCACCGCGCAAAACCACGTCGCCACCCACCACAGGCCCCGACATGACCCCAGCACGGATCCTCGCGAAACACAACAGCGGCACCAGCCGCGACCGCCTGATGGCATGCGCGCTCGCCGCCGCCATCGACGCCCACAACGCCGCCCGGTGCTACCCGCGTGGCAGCACCGTCCGGGCCGTGCTGCAGATGCGCCGCACGGCGAACCTGCGCGACGCCTGGAACTGCAAGCACCGCCTCGGCGAGCGCGCCTGGCTCCCCTGATCCGCCGACGCACTCAACCGCAATTTACCACTACCCATGAAGCACACCACTTCCCCGCTGGGCCCTGCGCGCCTGCCGTACCCGCAGACGCCCACGACGGCGCGCCAGTGGCTGGAGGCGCACGGCGTCGCCGTGGCCGACCTGGCTCGGCGTAACCAGATCGACCGCAGCACCCTGGTGGACCTGCTGCGCGGCAAGCAGCGCGGTCTGCGCGGCCAGGCCCACCGCGGCGCGATCGTGCTGGGCCTGAAGGCGGAGCCCAAGGCATGACGGGCCGCCGCGCACCAGACCGCCAGTCGCTCGTGCGCCGCATCGAAGCACTGCGGCCCATCGCCGACAAGGAACGGGCGGCGTGCCCGCCGGGAATGGAAGCCCTCGCTTGGGCGGTCATCCTGTACGACGACGGCATCGTCAGCGCCGAGGCGACCGTCGAAGCCGTGCGACGGGAACTGGGCCTGCCGCGCCCGGCGGCGCCGGCAGCGTCGGAGATGGGTCGCCTCCGACAGCAGCTGTATCAGGGGCCGCGCCCCGGTACAGCATCTGACTCAGAAGCTGGAGGCTGACGTGCTCGTTCATCCCTTCGGCATAGACCTTGGGCACGCGCACCTTCGGCCCGCTGCGCCGCAGCAGGTCATCGCGGGCACGCCACCATCGAACGCCGCAGTGCAGCAGCAACAGCGCTGCCTGGGGCTCCGACCGGGAGTTGGCCAACAGCACCACCAGCTCCGCGCCGCGCGCCGTCAGCGCGTGGTCCAGGTACTGCCCCAGGTCGCGATCGAGCGCGGCGTGCTCGCGCAGTGTCGCCCGATGCTGGACGGTCAGCGCCTCGAAGGCTTGCCACAGCAGATCCGCGCCAAATCGCTGGGTGAAGGCCTCGTAGGCAACGACCAGCGCCTGCGGCACAGACCAGCTGTCTGCGTCATCGTCTCGCATCGCAATCCCTCCATCCGTGTGATCGAGCTGTCACTGTACGAGGCGAAAGGCCATTTCCCGTCGTGCAAATCGGGAGATTTTTCGGAAGGCGCGGCGGGAGGGCATTTCCAATGAGCCGCCGCAACTGGAAACGGGTTCGCCCGAGCAGCCTGGTCGAGGCGCTGCGCCTGTGCAAGGAATTCGCCCACGAGCGGCAGAACCTCAGCGTCGAGCGCATCGCCGACCGCATGGGCGCCACCCACGACAGCCTCTACAAGTGGCTGGCCACCGGCCGCATGCCGGCGATTCTGATCCCCGCCTACGAGCACGCCTGCGGCTGCAGCTTCGCCAGCGAATGGCTGGCCGTGTGCGCCGGCAAGCTTGTGATCGACATGCCCACAGGCCGGCGCGGCGCCACCGAGGACCTGCTGGCTGTCAACAGCAGCTGCGCCGCCGCGCTGCAGCTCTTGACGGCTTTCTACGCCGACCCGGCCGGCGCCGACCCCGAAGCGACCCTGGCGGCCCTGCGCGGCCACCTGGAACAGGTGGCCTACCACCACCACAACGTGGCGCGCTACGCCGCGCCGGAACTGGAGTTCTGAGCCATGACCGATCAAGAGCTGTTCGATTCCGCCGTGTGGCATGCCCGCAATCGCGCCTACCTGCTGGCACTGGCGAACGACCGGGAGCGCGAACGTCGCACCCACTGGACGCGCCGCCAGTGCCTCGCCAAGGCGCGCCAGGCCGAGCGCCGGGTGTTCGACCTGTCCATCCGCGCCGAGCAGCGCTGCCGGGGCGATCTCCACGCCGCCAGGGCCGCAGCGTGAGCAGCGGCAAGTACACCAACGCCGCCCAGCAGCGGATCCTCAAGCTGGTGCTGGCGCTCTTCGGCGACGTGGTCAACGGCTACCCGCCAGCCGCGCTCGCCAAGGAGCTGCGCGTGTCCGCCAGTGCCATGACCCGTGACCTATCCAACCTGGCCGAGGCCGGCCTGGTCGAGCGCGACGAGGCCACCGGGCACTGGCGCCTCAACGCGCGCCTGCCGCAGCAGGCCTTCAAGGTCGTGGCCGCGATCGACCGCTCCGAGCGGCGCCTGGAAGAGGCCCGCAACCGCTTTACCCGCAACCCTGACTGAAAGACCAAGACATGGCACGAAAAGCCCTGAAGACGGAAATCCCGGCCGCGCACGACGCGAGTCTCGACCAGGCCAAGCTCGATGGAGCGATGGTCCAGATGCGCGCCGATGCGCAGGAGGACCTGGCCGATCTCTGTGACTTGGCGGGGAGCGTCAAGGCCATCCAAATGGCGGACCTCACTGCCAATTTCCTCGCCGCGGCGAAGGTTCGGCTCTTCGAACAGGTTCGCACCTCCAAGAAAATCAAAGACTTACCGATTCGCACCGCAGAAGGCGGCTTCGCCACGGCGAAGGACATCGGTGAGTTCTGCCAACTCGTCTTCGGGCGCCCGTACACCACGATGTTCGAGGCGTCGCAGAACCTGGAAGCGCTCGGCGAAGAAGCCTATGAGGTCGCCAACCGCCTCGGCCTGAACCGCTCCGCGCTGCGCGCTGCCCGCGCCCTGCCGCCCGAGTCGCTTGAAACGGTGCGCCTGGCCATCGCCGGCGGCTCCACCAAGGCCGAGGTCCTGTCGGTGATCGAGGACCTGGCGGTGCGGATCGAAGAGACCGAGCAGGCGCTGGCCGATGCCAGGGGCGACCTCGAGGCCAAGGAACACCTGCTGGCCGAGAAGGGCAAGCGCATCGACCAGCTCAAGGCCGCGCAGAAGCGCATCGAGAAGCTGCCGCCGGACGCCCAGCTGGTCGACCTGCAGAAGGAGGCCACCGCCATCATGCGCGACGCCAGCGGCGCCGTTACCGGCGGCCTGCGCCAGGCCATCATCGCGGTGCGCAACCACGGCGACGAGGACCACACCGCCTTCCTGGCCGGCCTGGTGGGGCAGGTGCAGGCCGAGCTGAGCGCGCTGCGCGAGGAGTTCGGCCTGCCCGACACCTCCGCCGCCGCGCAGCAGGAGCTGGCCGCGGACGCCGCGCAATGGCTCAAGAAGGCGTGAGCGAGGGCAGCGCCATGCCGCTCTCGCCCGCGCTCACCCAGCGCCTGGTGCAGCTCGCCCAGGCCGCGGAAGCCGCCCCGGCCGGTGGCAAGCAGGCGCTGCTGGACGCCGCGTGCGCCGAGCTGCAGGTCAGCCTGGCCACCCTGTACCGCTACCTGGGCCAGGTGGCGCTGCGCCCGCAGCGCAAGCGCCGCAGCGACGCCGGCGAGGTGAGCCTCACACGCGACGAAGCCAAGGCCATCAGCGCGCTGCTGGTCACCAGCCAGCGCAAGACCAACAAGCGGCTGCTGTCGATCGGCCAGGCCGTGGAGATCCTGCGCGCCAACGGCGAGATCCGCGCGGAGCGCACGGACCCCGCCACCGGCGAGCTGCTGCCGCTGTCCGACAGCGCCATCGCCCGGGCGCTGCGCGACTACGGACTGCACCCGGACCAGCTCAATCGTCCGACGCCGGCGGTGGAGCTCAAGAGCCTGCACCCGAACCACGTCTGGCAGATCGACGCGTCGCTGTGCGTCCTGTACTACCTGCACGCCGAGCGCGAGGCCGAGACCGGCCTGCAGGTGATGGAGCGCGACCGCTTCTACAAGAACAAGCCGCGCAACCTCAAGGCGATCGAGGACGAGCGCGTCTGGAGCTACGAGGGCACGGACCACAACGCCGGCGGCGTGATGCTGCATTACGTGCTGGGGGCCGAGAGCAGCGCGAACCTGGTCGACGCCTTCATCCGGTTCATCCACCCGCGCGATGGCGAGGTCATCCACGGCGTGCCCTTCATCCTGATGATGGACATGGGCAGCGCCAACACCTCGGGCCTGTTCAAGAACCTGGCGCGCCGGCTGCAGGTCAAGCTGATCGCGCACATGCCGGGCAACGCGCGCGCCACCGGCCAGGTGGAGAAGGCGCGCGACATCATCGAGCGCAGCTTCGAACCCGCGCTGCGCCTGCAGCCGGTGCGCAACCTGGACGAGCTGAACCGGCAGGCCGGGCGCTGGGCCGCCTGGTTCAACGCCGAAAAGGTGCACAGCCGTCACGGACGCACGCGCAACGAGCAGTGGCTCACCATCAGCCAAGAGCAGCTGCGCCTGGCGCCCGGCGTGGAGCTGTGCCGCGAGCTGCTCACGCACGAACCCGAGTCGCGCAAGGTCACTGACACGCTCACGGTGCCGTTCAAGGGCCGCGAGTTCGACGTGCGCGGCGTGCCGGGCGTGATGGTGGGCGAGAAGCTGCTCGTCACCTACAACCCCTATGTGCCGGACGCGGCCTTCGTGGTGGACACCGATGCCGAGGGCAACGAGGCGCTGCACGGCGTGCCGCTGGTGGCGCGCGACGACGCGGGCTTCCGCGACGACGCCAACGTGATCGGCGAGGACTGGAAGCGGCCAGCGGACACCGTGCTGGATGCGAACCGCAAGGAGGTGCAGCGCTTCGCCTACGACGCCGCCACCGACGCCGAGGTCGAGGCGAAGAAGAAGGCCAAGGCGGTGCCCTTCGGCGGCCGCATCGACCCGTACAAGGTCATCGAGCAGACGCCGCAGCGCACCTTCATCCCGCGCCGCGGCACCGAGCTGGTGCCGGCCGTGGCCACGCACCGCGCGCCAGCGCGCCTGCTCACCCAGTTCGAGGCCGCAGCCGCGCTGGCCAGCCAGGGGCTGACGATGACCCGCGAGCTGGTGACCACGCTGCGCAGCGTGCACCCCGAGGGCGTGCCCGAGGACGAGCTCCCGGCGCTCGCGGCCCGCCTGAACGTGCGCGCCGGCCTGCGCGTGGTGGCAGGAGGCGGCCAATGACCGACATCGCCCTGCAGCCGATCCTGGCCGACCTGGGCATCGCCCAGGCCGACCTGGCACGCGCGCTGGACCTGAGCAAGGCAGCCTGCAACCGCCTGGTCGTGCATGGCCAGTGGCCGGCGCGCCGGGTGGGCGAAGTGCGTGCCGGCCTGGTCGCATACCTGAAGTCGCGCGGCGCCGGCATGGGCCAGCTGCGTGCGCTGGTGCTGCCCCCCGCAAAGAAGTTGGCCCCGGACGTTGGAGCGCCCGAGGCCGATCCCCCCGAAGTCCATCTGAACGAAACCCTGGAGGAAGAAGCCATGCTACTGCAAAACCAGTCCCTCACCGCCGCCGCGCGCCAGCACTTCAAGCTGCCGCGCAACCCCTTCGTCGACGACGTCGAGTCGCCCGAGGACGTGTTCCAGAGCCCCAGCGTGCGCTACGTGCGCGCCGCGCTCATGGACTGCGCCCAGCACCACGGCTTCATCGCGATCGTGGGCGAGTCCGGAGCGGGCAAGACCACGCTGGCCGAGGACCTGGAAGAGCGCATCAAGGCCGAGCGGCGCGACGTGCTGGTGATCCGGCCCTACGTGCTCGCGATGGAGCAGAACGACACCAAAGGCAAGACGCTGAAGTCCAGCCACATCGCCGAGGCGATCGCCAGCGCGCTGGATCCGCAGGCCAAGGTCAAGTCCTCGCCGCAGGCGCGCTTCGAGCAGGTGCACCAGATGCTCAAGGCCAGCCGGCGCGCCGGCCAGCGCCACCTGCTGGTGATCGAGGAGGCGCACTGCCTGCCCACGGCCACGCTCAAGCAGCTCAAGCGCTTCCTGGAGCTGAAGGACGGCATGCAGCGCCTGATCGGCGTGGCGCTGGTCGGCCAGCCCGAGCTGCGTGATCGCCTCAACAGCCAGAACCCCGAGGTGCGCGAGGTGATGCAGCGCTGCGAGGTGGTGGAGCTGGCACCGCTGGACGCCGAGCTGGAGGCCTATCTGCGGCACAAGTTCGCCCGGTTCGAGCTGGCCTACGAGGAGGTGCTGGCGCCCGACGCGGCCGACGCGATCCGCGCCCGCCTGATCCACGTGCCGCGCGGCGGCAAGGCGGCCGATGCGCGCTCGATCTGCTACCCGCTGGTGGTCAACAACCTGGTGGCCCGCGCCATGAACGCCGCGGCCGCCGCCGGCTGGCCGCAGGTGGACGCCCAGGTCATCGCGGGATGCTGAGCGATGCGCCGGTACCTGATCACCATCACCATGGCCGACGGCTCCCAGGGCACGCACAGCGGCCTGTACGCGGACGGTTTCGAGGCCGTGATCGAGACCATGGGCCTGTTCCTGCAGGCCAAGCGGATCGCGGCGCGGAGGCTGGCATGAAGAAGCGCAGCTGCGACGAGCTGGGCCTGTGCCAAGTCGAGGCCGCGCTGGCGTTCGACCGCCCCTGCCCCCAGCCGTGCGGCGCCTGCGAGCTGCGCGTCACGCCTGTCGTGGTCGGGGGCAGCACCGTGGCGGTGCAGGTCGCACGCCCGGGCGAGCCGGCCAGCGCCGTCGCTTTCCCGTTCGCGCCGGGCGCGATCGAGCACCACCAGCGCCGTGGCGACCGCCTGCAGCGCGCCCCGCGCGCAGCCCTGGTGCTTATCGCCGCGGTGGCGCTGGCGGCCCTGGGCGGCCTGCTGGCGGGCATCGCCAGGGCAAAGGGCTGGCTGTGACCAGGGCGCCCGAGCACATCGCCTGCCCGATCTGCGGCACCGAGCTGACGCCGGCGCAGCTGTTCGCGCACGAGGCGACCCAGCACGCGTTCGAGCGGATGATCGCCGTCAGCGTGCCGCTGGGCGCGCGGGTCACCAGCTACGTCACGCTGTTCAACCCGCCCAAGACGCGCCTGACGATCGCCAAGCAGGTCAAGCTGATCCTGCAGCTGCTGCCCGACCTGGAGCGCCAGGCCATCACCCACAAGGGCCGCGACTGGCCCGCGCCGCTGGCCGCGTGGTCGCACGCCATCGAGCACATGGAGCGCATGCGCGCGGCCGGCCGGCTGGAGCTGCCGCTGTCCGGCCACGGGTACCTGTACACCGTGCTGGCCGGCCTGGCCGACCGGCAGGAGGCCGCCGGCGAGCGCCAGCTCGAGGCACAGCGGCGCGGCGCGCCGCGGCAGGACACCGTGCAGGTGCACGGCCAGGACATGACCATCGGTCAGGGCCTGGACGTGGTCTACGGCGGGCGCGATGCAGCGTTGGCCAAGATCGACGCCGACGCTCGCCAGGCCGCGCCCATGCCGGCGGACGTGCGCGAGCGGCTGGATCGGCTGCGCAAGGGCGACGCGTCATGAAGACCCGCATCCGCGACCTCGGCCCCGGGGCCTTCAGCTTCGAGTACTCGGAGTTCAAGCGGCCACTGCCGCACCAGTGGCACTTCGTGGGCGGCGCCGCCGCCCCAGCAACCTGGCCCAGCGCCTGGCGTCGCGACCAGGCCCGCCGCTGTTTCACCAACCGCCGCTCGGTGTCCGCAGCGATGGCGGATCTGCAATCGCTGAACCGACTTCCACCACCAACCAACTGAGAGGAGTTCCGCAAATGCAAACCCCTGTTCCCGATGGCTACATGCGCAACGCGCAGGGCCACCTGGTGCCGCTGGCCCTGATCAAGCCGGTCGACCAGGAGCGCGACCGTCTGGTGCGCGAGCTGACCGGCCTGGCCAAGGAGCTGAACCAGTGGCTGATCCAGACCAAGACGAAGATCTTCGGCGACGTGGCCGCCTTCGCCGAGCTGAGCGCCGAGCAGTACGGCGTCAAGCGCGGCGGAAAGAAGGGCAACATCACGCTGCACACCTACGACGGCCAGTTCAAGCTGCAGGTGGCCACCGCCGAGAACCTGACCTTCGACGAGCGCCTGCAGGCGGCCAAGGCGCTGATCGACGAGTGCATCAACGAGTGGGCCAAGGGCAGCCGGCCCGAGCTCATGGCGCTGGTGCAGCAGGCCTTCCAGACCGACAAGGAGGGCAACCTCAACGTCGGGCGCATCCTGGCGCTGCGCCGCCTGGAGATCGGCGACCAGCGCTGGCAGCAGGCCATGAAGGCCATCGGCGAGTCGATCCAGGTGATCGGCACCAAGCAGTACATCCGCTTCTACGAACGCGTGGGCGACACCGACCGCTACGCGCCGATCCCGCTCGACCTGGTGGACGTATGAACATGAGCATCATCCAGAACCTGCGGCGCGTGACGCGCCGCCTCACCCCGGCCGAGGTGGCCAGCAGCGAGCTGGCCCAGGCCGAGCTGGCGCGCCTGGAGGCCCAGACGGCGCACGAGTACGCGGGCGCCATGGTCAGCTACCAGGACGCGCGCATCAAGCGGCTGAAGGCGTTTCTGCGCACCCAGGGAGAGGCGTCATGAGCGCCGCCGTCTACCAGCCGCGCGAAGGGTCGGTTGCCTGGAAGGTGATCGAGTTCCTGACCACCAACCCCGAAGAGACGCTCACCGCCGACGATGCGTCGGTCAAGTTCGACGTCTCGGCCAAGGCGGTGCATTCGTCCCTGGGGCCAGCCGTGCGGGCCGGCGTGCTCACGCGCACCGAGGATCCCGACAGCGGCGACCTGGTCTACCGGCGAGGCAATGGCGTACCCGCAATCGAGCCCCGGCCAACGCCAGACGCGGTCGGGATGGCCATCGCAGGGCAGCTGCCGCACACGCGTGGCAACGGCTACCTGGACACGGCGGCGATCGCGATCGAGAAGAACGTGCCTTTGGCGCCCAAGTGCGGCGGCCGGCAGACCGATTGGGCCGGACTGCTGCAGCGCATGGAGCCGGGCGACTCCTGCGCGCTGCCGCTGCGGGTGCGCTCGTCGATCAGCAAGGTCATCAATGCCGAGAAGGTTGCAGAACGTGGGCAGTACCACGTGCGCAAGCTCGACGCCCAGACCATTCGGCTGTGGAGGACGCAATGAACACCACCGTCCAGATCGCCGTGCGGTTCTCCGCCGGTACCCACCAGACGAACACCGTCCGCGGCATCCGCGCGTCGTCGACCAGCAGCTGGCTGGACGCGGCGGCGAGCTTCGGCCGTAAGTACTTCGGTCCGGCATTCCAGGACGTGGCGCACCTGCGCAGCGACCTTTGGGTGGTCACCGGCGACCCGACGTGGTACGCCTGGTGCTGGGCCAGCGGCCTGATCGAAATGGGGCCGACGGCACCGTCCACCAAGCGCGATGGCGGCGGCGCCATCGTCATTGCCAGCGGACCGATGCGCGCGTTGCAGGAGGCGATCGGCCTGCGCGCGCGTCACGGCCAAGGCAAGAGCGCCGGCAAGTATCTGGTGCCGGGCGTCCCAGAGGCGACTGACCAGACCGCGGGGGCCGATGCCCTTTCGGCATGGCTTAACTGGTGCGGTCAGCGCAACGGCAAACGCGATTCCTACGGTGTCGTCTTTCGTGGCAAGGGCATGGCGCGATGAGCCGCCCGTGTGACGCCATCGGCTGCGGCGCCTACGTGGCGACAGGCCGCTTCATGTGCATCAAGCATTGGAGGATGGTGCCGCTGGACCTGCAGCGCACCATCAACACGCGCTATCGCGCGTGTCGGAAGGACTTCGGCTTCCTGAGTGATCTGCGCTATCTCAGGGCCGCGGTAGACGCCGTCGAAGCAATCGCGCGCGCAGAGGGCTTCGTGGCCGATGGAGCGCACCCGTCCAACCCCTACGTGCGGCACCTTGTGTTGGCGCAGAAGCGCGCACACACCGCAAGCCGCGACTGCTGGTGCGAGCCGGAGGTGAACTACACAGACCCGGAGACCGGCGCGTCGGTCGTCGTTCACAGAGGTGCCCAGTAATGTCCGTCACCTTCCGCCGCACCGCCAAGGGCACCACCATCCGCGCCAGCGGCGCCGACGCCTGGCGGCTGCTGGATGCCCTGGCGGCGTTTGCTGCTGAGCCGCAAGCTCAGCAATCGCCCGCCGTGGCGCCAAAACCCGTTCCAATTCGTTCCAATTCGCGGCCGAGTACAACCGTGGCCCCGGCATCGGCCGGCGCCGCCACGGCCGCGGGACCGGAGGCGCCGTGAGCCGGGCTGAAACCTGGCTCGAAACCCTGGTCGCCGGCCTGGGCATCGCCGGCGCGCTGCTGCTGGCCACCGCCTGGCATCCCGGCATGGGCTTCGCTGCGTTCCTGGGCAGCAACCTGGCCGGCATGGCCTTCATGGCCCGGCGTCGGCACTGGCGGCTGCTCGCGCAGCAGGCCGTGTTCCTGGTCACTAGCCTGATCGGGCTGTGGACCTGGTGGCTCGCGCCGCTAGCGAGGTGAGCGATGGCCCGCGACGTTGCCGCCATCCACGCGCTCAAGGCCAAGCTGCGGCTGGCCGACGACGACTACCGCGCGCTGCTCACGCAGCTCACCGGCAAGAGCAGCTGCAGCCAGATGAACGAGCGCGAGCTGGGCGGGGTGCGCACACACCTGGCCGGCTTGGCCGAGCGCATTGGCGTGGCCCCGGCGCGCCGGCAGCGCCTGTCACAGGCGCAGTTCGAGCGCGCCAAGAAGGCCGCCTCGCCTAAGGAACGCAAGGTGTGGGCGCTGTGGCACCAGCTGGCGCGCGACGGCCATATCACCAACACCAGCCCGCAGGCGCTCAACGCCTGGATCGAGCGCCAGGTGGCGGTGAGCGCGCTGGCGTTCTGCAACGACGCGCAGTTGGACAACCTGATCGAGGCGCTCAAGGCCTGGCACGAACGGAGGACGGCATGACGCAACCCACCCGCACGCGTCCGGAACTCAGCGACCTGACGCCCGACCAGATCAGCCCGCTGGAGGCGCTGATGACCGGCGCCTTCCCCGACACCTGGCGCGACCTGGCCCGCAGCCACTACCTCACGCTGCTGTCGCTGCACGCGGACCGCGCGGCCACCGACCTGGCGATCGAGGCGATCGAGCTGACGCGCGGCATCGCCCAGGACCTGGGCGGCTCGCAGCCGTATATTCCGGTTGGACACTTCTTCGCGGCCGACGCCAAGGCCATGCGCGTGGTCAACGGCTTCACCGGCGACAATCACCGCGAGCTGGCGGCGCGCGAGAACATCACCGAATCGCGGGTGCGCCAGATCCTGGCGGCCTGGCGCACCGAGCAATTCGAGCGCCGCCAGGCGACCCTCGCGCTCGAATAGCGCGCCTCCAGTCAAAAAGTGAAGCGCTCCACCGGCGGCGCTTGCATGGCCTCGCGCGACAGTGCGGGCCATGCCATCCAAGCAGCCTGCCCTTCCTGACGGAATCGAGATCTTCCGCGCCGGCACTCGCACGGCCGACAGCGGCAAGGTCTACACCATCACGCCGGCCGACCTGGCCGCCGCGGCGGCCGCCTACGACCCGGCGCTGCACGAGGCGCCGCTGACTGTGGGCCACCCGGAAGGCAACCGCCCGGCCTACGGCTGGGTGGCCGGCCTGCAGGTCGCCGGCGACGTGTTGCGCACCAGCCACCGCCAGGTCGAGCCGCAGTTCGCCGAGATGGTCCAGGGCGGGCGCTTCAAGAAGCGCAGCGCCTCGTTCTACGAGCCCGCCGATCCGGCCAACCCCAAGCCCGGCGTCTGGTACCTGCGCCACGTGGCCTTCCTGGGCGCGCAGCCGCCGGCCGTGAAGGGCCTGAAGGACATTGAGTTTTCCGAGGCGGCCGGTGCCGTCAACTTTTCCGACCCTGTCAACCACGAGGACCCCCCGACCATGAAGACTGCCGAGCAACTGCAGGCCGACCTGGACGCTGCCAACGCGGCGATGCAGGCCGAGAAGACCGCCCGCGAGAAGGCGGAACGGCAGCGCGACGCCGCCACCGCCAAGGCCACCGCCGCCGAAGGCCAGGTGGCCAGCTTCAGCGAGCAGGCCAAGAAACAGCGCCACGACGCGCACGTCTCGTTCGCCGAAGGCCAGGTCAAGGCCGGCACGCTGCTGCCCAAGGACAAGGGCGCGGCCGTGGCGGTGCTGGACGCGCTGGCCGACCAGGCGCAGCCGGTGGAGTTCAGCGAGGGCGACACCACCAAGAAGGTCTCCGCCCTGGAGTTCGTCAAGGGCCTGATCGAGGGCGGCAAGCCGAAAGTGAATTTCGGTGAGCACGCCCCGGGCGCCGGCGGCGAGCACGGCGCGGCGGCCGGCAAGAGCGACGCCGAGATCGACCAGGCCGCCAAGGCCTACATGCGCCAGCACAAGGTGAACTACGCCGAGGCGGTCACTGCCGTCACGGCCAGCTTCCCCGCCTGATCCCCTGACCCACAAAGGACGACACCACCATGATGACCGCCGCCGAGATCCGGCTCAAACAGAATCCGATCCTGACCAGCCTGCTGCTGGGGCTGGGCCAGGGCATGCACATCGCGGAACGGCTGTTCCCGCGGCTGCCGCAGACGCTCAGCTCGGTCACCCTGGCCAAGCTGGGCGACGAGCGCTTCCGCCGCTACAACCTGCGCCGCGCGCCGGGCACCGCCACCAAGCGCGTGGAGATCAAGTTCGAGGGCAAGACCTACACCGTGGACCAGTACTCGGTGGAAGTGCCGATGCCGCGCGAGCTGCTGCGCGAAGCCGACGAGAGCCGCAAGCTCAACGTGGGCAACCACCTGGACGTCTCGCGCATCGCCATGGCCACGGCCAACGACATCCTGGCGCTGGACTACGAGCTCGAGGTGGCCGGCCTGGCGACCGACGCGGGCACCTACGCCGCCGGCCATGTGCTGGCGCTGGCCGGCGGCACCAAGTGGTCCGCCGCCACCGGCACGCCGGTCACCGACATCCGCGCGGCGAGCAACACGATCCGCAAGAAGATCGGCAAGCGGCCCAACAAGCTGATGGTGTCGGCCGATGCCAAGCTGGCGCTGGAGACCAACGCCGAGGTCAAGACCTACCTGCCCAGCACGCAGATGGGCCCGGCCACGCTGGAGCAGCTGGCCAAGATCTGCGAGGTCGACGAAGTCGTGGTCGGCGACTGCATCTCGATGGATGCGGCTGGCGTCGGCCAGGACTGCTGGGGCAACAACGCGATCCTGGCGTACGTGCCCAAGATCGGCGGCGCCGGCACGGACATCAGCCTGGCCGAGCCCGGCTTCGGCTTCACCAACGTGCTGGAGGGTCACCCCTTCGCCGAGGCGCCGTACTACGACAACGGCCTCAAGAGCTGGATCTACGGCGCCACCTATGAGCGCCGGCCCAACGTGGCCTACAACACCGCCGGCTTCCTGTTCACCAACCCGAAATAACCCCCGAAGCGAAGCTGACCCCCCGCCGGCCGTGAGCGCCGGCGGGGCGAGCGGCGAAGCGGGAAACCAGAGGACCGAACATGCCCAAGAAACTGATCGCCATGGTCGCCACCGCCGTGATGGTGGCCGGCCAGCGCACGGTGATTGCGCCGGGCGGCGAGTTGCCCGACCTGCCCGAACACGACGAGCGCGAGCTGCTGGCCAGCGGCGCGGCCAAGGACCAGGCGCAGGAAGCCGCCCAGGTGCGCCAGGACGAGCGCCAGGCCGCGTCGGCGCAGCGCGCGTTCGAAGCCGAGCGCGACGCGGTGCGCAGCGCGCAGGCCTCCACCGACCCCGACCAGGCCAAGGCGCCCGCCAAGGGCGGCAAGGCCGGCGCCAAGTAACCCACCCCACGCACAGGAGCACTGACTCATGGCATCGCAGAACAACACCGGCAACCAGTTCGACAAGCAGCACGCCGTCACGATCGTGGCGACGGTCGCCCTGGCGGCCAACCGCTTCGTCGCCTACGACGGCGGCTACGCGACCAAGGTCCTGGGCGGCGGCGCCAAGGACATGCAGGGCGTGACCGAGCACGCAGCCGACGCCGGCGACGCCGTCAGCGCCATCACGGGCTACAGCGCGCTGGTCGAGGCCAGCGAGCCGATCGCCCTGGGCGCCTGGATCAAGCCGGACGCGGCGGGCACCGGCAAGGCCGCCGTGGGCGCGGCCACCGAGTACTGCGCCCGCGCCCTGGGCGCGGCCGCGGCGGCGGGCCAGCTCGTCGAGTGCCAGCTCGTCCCGCACGTGCAGCCCACGGTCTGACCACGCCTGACGACAGGATCGGCCCGCGATGAACTACGCCAGCGTGCAGGACATGATCGACCGCTTCGGGGCGCGCGAGCTGACGCAGCTCACGGACCCCGACCTGCTGGCCGTGCAGGCGCCGGCCGTCGATCGCGCGCTGGCCGATGCCCAGGCGCTGGCCGACGGCTACGTCGGGCGCATCTACCGCCTGCCGCTGCCTGGCTGCACCAAGCCGGCCCCGACGGCCGAGAACCCGCAGGCGGTGCAGCTGGTGGCGCCGCCGCAGCTCACGCGCATCGTGTGCGACGTGGCGCGCTACTACCTGCACGACGCCCTGGCGCCCGAGCACGAGGTGTTCCTGCGCTACAAGGCCTGCGAGCGCGAGCTGGCTGCGATCGCCGACGGCAAGGCCGTCCTGGCCTGCCCCTGGGGCGGCACGCCGGGCACGCTGCTGGCTGGCGACGCACCGGGCGAGGCCGAGGTGTCGCACGGCTTCAGCGCCCGCCAGATCACCGACGACAGCCTGCGCGGCTTCGCCTGACCATGGCCGACGCGCTGCCCAACGACTTCCTGGAGCCCGAGACGCACATCGTCGCGCGGCTGCAGCAGGCGCTGGCCGGGCTGCAGCCGGCGGTGCACGTGCTCACCGCGGCGCAGCTGGCCCACGTGAAGGAGTCGGCGCAGCACACGCCCGCCGTGCACGTGATCTGGACCGGCTTTCGGGTGCTGGAAACCCGCAGCGACGGCCGCGCCGCGCGCCTGGAGCACACCTGGCTGGTGGTGGCGGCCGTACGCAACGTGCAGGGCGCGCGCAGCGGCGCCGCCGCGCGCGCCGAGGCCGGCGACCTGGTCGCCCGTGCCGGCGCCGCGCTGATGGGGTTTCGCGCGCCCAACACCGCCGGGCCGTTGCGCCTGACGAATTCGCCGCCGGCCGGTTACAGCGGTGGTTTCATGTACCTGCCGCTGGCGTTCCTGATCGAAACGGCCTTCAAGGCCGCCTGACCTTTCCGAGACCAACCCACTGGAGCACATCACATGGCCCTCATCAAGCAAATCTACAAGCCGATCCAGCTGGTCGGCCAGGTCTACGCGCGCCCCTACGGCGTGGCCGCCGCGCCGCGGGTGCCGGTGGGCAACGCCCTGGTGCTGGAGCTGTCGCACGACGAGGAAGTCAAGAAGCAGCCGGACATGACGCGGCTGGGCGGCGGCACCTATGCCCAGACGCGGCGCATCAACGGCGTGAACCTGAAGATGGAGCTGGCCGACTGGAACCCGGTCAACTTCACCCGGGCGGTGTTCGGCGTCGCCGCCACGGTGGCCGGCGCGGCCGTGGTCGACGAGCCGGTGGTGGCGTACAAGGGCGGGCTGATCCGCCTGGCCAACCCCGGGCCGACGCTGGTGACGGTGAAGAAGGCCGCCGTGGCGGTGGACCCGGCCAACTACGAAGTGCGCGCGGAGGGCATCTTCATCCCCGAGTCGTCCACCATCGTGGACGCGGACGCGCTGACGGTGAGCTACACGCACCCGGAGCACGTGAACATCGAGGCGCTCACCAGCGCGGCACCCGAGCTCGAGCTGAGCTTCGGCGGCCTGAACGAGGCCGACAGCGGCAAGCCGGTGATCGTGGACGTGTGGCGCCTGGGCGCTGGCATCGCCAAGACGCTGGCGCTCATTCAGACGGACTTCGGCTCGCTGGAGATCGAGGGCGAGGTGCTGGTGGACCCGACCAAGAGCGGCGTGGGCATCAGCCGCTTCTACCGCGCCCAGATGGTGTAAGGCCGGCCGCCTGGGCCGACCAGGCGGCTATCGCGCCGGGCCGATGAACAGGCGCACGAGGCCCCAGACCAGGTAGCCGGCGAGCGATAGCGCACCGGCGGCCGCCAGCGCCATGCCGGCCTGCACGAAACCGCCCGCGGCGAACAGGAAGGCGATGCACAGGAGGAAGGCGATCAGGCGCGGCATACGTCCATTGTAGGAAGCACCGTGGCAGACAAGCAAGTCAGGTACGAGATCAGGGCCGACGTTCAGGGACGCGATTCCGTCACCGGCCTGGCCGACGATCTGGACGATGTCGCCAAGGTCCTCGGGGGCGAGCTGAGCCAGCAGGCCAAGGCCGCCGCCGCCCGGCTGCGCGAGCTGGCCGCGCAGGATGCGGCGATTACCGCCTTCAGCCGCCTGCAGACGCAAGCCCGGGACGCCGGCCGGGCGCTGAAGGCCGCCGAAACGGAAGCGGCCAACTACGCCAGGCAGATTGGCGCGGCCGGCCCGCCCACCGCGCAGGAAGCGGCGAACCTGCAGCGGCTGCGCACCGCGGCCGACGGCGCGCGCGCCACCTTCGACCAGCAAAAGCAGGCGCTGGCCGGCGCCCAGGCCGAGCTGCAGCGCTACGGCATCGCCGGGCAGAACGCCCAGGCCGCGCAGCAGCGGCTGCGCCAGGAAGTGGCGCAGGTGCGCGCGTCGGTCGAAGGGATCGCGCCGGCCTACCAGGGAGCTGCCGCCGGCGCGCAGGCCGCCGGCGGCGCCATGAACCGCACCCATCGCCAGATCGGCGAAGGGGTGAACTCCATCAGCCAGCAGCTGGCCCAGCTGCAGCGCCTGTATGCCGTCCTGGTGGGCTTGCGCGGGCTCGGCGCCATGGCGTCCGATGTGGCGGAGACGGCTGACGCCTACAACAACCTGCAGGCGCGCATCAAGCTGGCCACCGGCGAGGGTGAGGCTTTCACCGCGGCCTTTGCCGAGGTGGTGGACATCTCCACCCGCACCAGCTCCAGCCTGGAGCAGACGGGCCAGCTGTTCGCCAAGCTGACCGAGGCCGGCAAGAGCGCTGGGCTTTCCACCCAGGCGGCCGTCAGCCAGGCGCTGGGCCTGACCGAGACCATCAACCAGGCGATCCAGCTGTCTGGCGGCAGCGCCGAGTCGGCCCGGGCCGCCGTCACGCAGCTGGTCCAGGGCCTGCAAGGCGGCGTGCTGCGCGGCGACGAGTTCAACAGCGTCATGGAGCAGTCGCCGCGCCTGGCCAAGGCGCTGGCCGACGGCCTGGGCGTGACCACCGGCGAGTTGCGCAAGATGGCCGAGGCCGGCTCGCTGAGCGCGGACACGGTGATGGCCGCGCTCAAGGGGCAGTCCGACACCTTGAAGCGCGAGTTCTCGACCCTGCCGCCGACCGTGGGCCGCGCCCTGGAAAACCTGTCGACCAACTGGACGGTGTACGTCGGTGAGGCAGACAAGGCCACCGGCGCGAGCCGGCTGGCGGCCGGCGCGATCGCCGCGCTGGCCGAGAACCTGGACACGGTCGCCGGCCTGCTGATCGACGCCGGGCAGGCCGCGGCAGCGTTTGCGGCCCTGAGGCTGGCGCAGCACTTCGCCGGCATCGGCGCGGCCGCCGCGCAGTCGGCGGTGGCCGTGGCGGCGAACACGGCGGCCCTGAACGCCGCCGGTGCGGCCGGCGGCGGCGCGGCGGTCAACGTCGGCCGCTTCGCCAGCATCCTCAGCGGGCTCAAGACCTTCACGCTGCTGGGTATCGTCACCAACTTCAAGGACATCGGCAGCGCGATCGGCGAGGCGGCCGCCAAACTGGTCGGCTACAAGGACCGCAGCGACGAGATCGCCCGCGCCGACCAGACCAGCAGCGAGATCGCCAAGCAGGCCGCGCTCGATCGGCAGGCCCTGGCGGCCAAGACGCAGGCCGCGATCGACAAGCAGTTCGAGCTGAGCAAGGGTGCGCAGGCGGCGATCGCGGCGTTCGACGGACTGCGAGCCAAGGGCGAGAGCGCGGCCGACGCGATCGGCAAGATCGGCAAGGACTTCGACCTGGGCAGCCTGCAGGGCATCCGTGACCTGGGCGCGGTGCTCGACAAACTGGCCGCCTCCGGCAAGCTGGCTGCCAGTGAGGTGCGAGCCGCCTGGGCGCAGGCGCTCGAAGGCAAGGACCTGGCGCAGTTCGAAGTGATGGCTCGTGCGGCCTTCATGGGATCGGCCCGTGAGGCCGAGCGGCTTGGACAGTTGCTGGACGCCACCGTGCGCGAGGCGGTCAAGCGCACCGGGCTGGAGTTCGAGCAGCTGCAGGGCAAAGTGGGCGCGGCATCGCGCAGTGCCATCAACGACGTCGAGGCCATCGTGGCCGGCCTGGACCGGCTCAAGGCCCAGGGCGTGGACACCGGCCGTGCGCTCACGGCCAGCCTGGGCAAGGCCATCAACACGGCCGACAGCCAGCAGGCGATCGACCTGGTGCTGCAGCGCATCGAGCAGCTGCGCAGCAAGCTGGGCGACAAGATCACCGATGGTCTGCTGGATCAGGCGCGCGAGAAGGCACGCCTGCTGAAGGAAGGCCTGGACGCCGCCACGCCCGGCATCAACAGCGTGGCCGAGGCGATGAAGCAGCTGGGCGTCACCAGCGACGAAGCAATGAAGCGCACGGCGGCCTCCAGCCGCCAGGCGTACGACTACTTGGTGGCCGCCGGCACTGCCTCGGCACGCGAGCTGGGCGCCGCCTTCAAGAAGGCTGCCGACGACGCGATCGCGGCCAACAATGGCATCGCGCCATCCTGGGTGCAGGCCCAGGCCGCGGCACGCGGCTACGAGGTCCAGGTAGATAGCGCCGGGAAGACCACCGTGAAGGCGGCGAGCGAAGGGATCAACGCCGTCGGCCAACTCGGCGATGCCTACACCAAGGCCGGCGACGCTGCAGTCAGCGCCGCCGAGCGCGCGATCGCCGCCCAGGAAAAGCAGAATGCCGCAGCCAAGCGCGAGCGCGAGGCGAAGGAAGCCAAGGACGAAGAAGAGCGCAAGCGTCTGAACGTCGACAAGAACGGCTTCTCACTGGACAAGAACGGCAACACCTTGGTCGCCGGGGGTGACCTCACGACGTTGACTGGCATCGCCGCCTTCCTCAAGGCCGCGGGCGTCGCCGACGACAAGGTCGCACGCAACATCGCCCGCGAGTTTGCGGACGCCAAGGGCGACATTCCGTACTTCAGCAACCCCGGCCAGATCAAGTACGGCGGCGCGAACTCGACGATGTCGCAGGCGCTGCTCAAGGCCGCCGAGCGCTACACCTTCGGTGCCGGCTCGCCTCTGGGCCCGGTGCGCGGCGCGCCGGCGCCCTCCACGATCCCCGAGCAGACGCGCACCGTCAACATCAATTGGAACGGCATGGCCCTGGGTCCCGTGCGCACCGACGCGGCCGGTGACGCGGTGCTGCAGCGCCTGCTGGACGAACTGGCACGCGCCAAGGGAGCGTCCGTATGATCACCCTCACCAAGGGCGCCACCACCATCGAGCTGTCGGATCGGCTCGAATGGGCCGACGAGTTCGACTGGAGCCCGATCGAGCAGTCCACCGCCTACAGCACCACCGGCGCGCTGCTGGTGGACGTGGCCGTCAAGCTGGCGGGCCGGCCCATCACGCTGCAGGGCACGGCCACCGCCGCATGGATCACGCGCGCGGTGTGCGACACCTTGCAGGCGTGGGCGGCCGAAGCCGGCACCCAGTTCACCCTCAACCTGCGCGGCACCGCCCGCGCCGTGATCTTCGACCACGCCCGCGGCGGCTTCGCGGCCGTGCCGCTGTGGCCGCTGCTCGATGGCGAGCAAGACGCCGGCGAGCTGCTGGCGCCCACGTTCCGATTCCTGGAGGTCTGACCCGTGCCCATCACCGCAGCCGACATCAAGCTGCTCGCTTCCGAGCGCATGACCGACACCAGTGACGGCGGTGGCCGTCGCACCAGCAACGTGATCGTCG